AAAAGCCATCTCTGTCGCGACCTCTACTCATTGGAGAGGCCGGAAACCATGGTCCGTGAGCGTAAAACGATACCGTTGCTCACGGCTGGTTGTCCTCACCTGAACAACTTCAAATCATTTGTAGGTCTGGTAGGGGAACCCTTTGGGGTTTCTCTCCCAATTCCTTTGATTTGCGGGGAATCGGATGAGGAGCGTTTGCGAACCCTCAAGAATTTCTGCGGTGGACTTCTTGAGGGGGATAGGGAACATTTGTGGCATAGACCGACAATGCGACTCGGACTTGATTCGAGAATGACCATTGCTATGTCACTGTTTCTTTACCGGAAGGTGCTCCCATCAGGTGAACCTGACCTTCTTGCCTATGCTGAACGCATGGCTCAACCTTCGGATCAACCGGATTCCGGGTTTCTCCGTTACGTCCGAAAACGCGTACCGGAGTTATTTCCGAAGGGTTGGGATAGTAAGCTTTACACCAATGCCGCATTGAATGCGACGTTGCCTGTGAAGTCCTGTCGTCAAGAAGGACAGTCACGTGGAGGTGCAAGGTGGTATGGTATTGCGAACCGCTGGAATACTCACGAGAATTATGTTCTCGAAGTTCTGGCCAGAGAAAACCCGGTCGAACTAATGCCAAGTCGGGTTGTCTCTGTGGAGACTGGTGGTAAGCATCGGATAGTTTCGGTTTCCGATGTGAATGCCAATCTCTTTAGGCCGCTCCATACCGCTATGTACAATCACCTGTCCCGCTTTCCCTGGCTTCTTCGAGGAGATGCTAAGCCAGCTAGGTTTGAGGAGTTTGATACTCGTCTTGGTGAGGTGTTCGTTAGCGGAGACTACGAGTCCGCGACTGATAATTTGAATGGACACCTCCAGAGGGAGATCTTATCTTTGATCTTGTCTCAAACCGAGTCGGTCCCGAAAGGGATCCTCGACTCTGCCCCTAGTATGCTTCGGAGCGTACTGGAGGTTGTGTTAGCTGGTGGCTCCGTGGAAACACGGACCCAGGAAAGGGGGCAGCTGATGGGGAACCTACTGTCTTTTCCATTACTTTGTCTCGTGAATTATCTGGGTTTCAGGTATTATTCACGTAGTCAAGGGCCCGTGCGGGTCAACGGGGACGACATTGTCTTTCGCTCAACCGAGCAGGAGGCGAATCGTTGGATGGAGAAGGTACAGGGTTCCGGCCTCGTCCTCAGTAAAGGTAAGACTTTGATTCATCGGAGGTATTTCTCTATTAACTCGTGCATGTTTAAGGCATGCGTTAATAAGAAACCCCAACAGATTCCTATGATTAGATCCACCGCATTCGGCTATCGAGCCGATTGCGGTGGGGTCGAGAGTATTGCCGGAAGGTTTCGATCTTTCGCTCCCGGCTTCTTTGGTGATCGTAGGAGTCTGTTGCGTATCCGGTTCTTGCAATGGAACCGAAAGTACGTGATGGCGTCTGGTCGTTCTCTTACTAGGGGACTAGGGTTGTCTCTCACTAAGTCGGAGCTCGTACGAGCCGGCTTCTGGGATAGGGAAGTTCACTACCTATCTCTTCCAGATGGGGCTGAAAAGCCCCTTCCTGCAAAGATGTCCCGTCTTGAGCAGGATAGGAAGCCCAGAGGCTGGTCTCTTCGGCCTATTGAGAAGATGACGAAAGAGATTCGTGATAAGACCAGGGAGGCTGGTCCCGCCTTTGTGGCGTGTGCCTGGTCTTATCCGAAGATCGGTCGGCCTCAGTCTGAGAGCGACTGGAGACGTAGGGTTCTTGAGACTGGATATTCTTGGTCACCTCAGATGACTAGTCTCAAGCGGAGGGCACGACTACTCGGCTTATCACCGAGGAATGCGTTGCGTTATCTCCGCTCTAATCTCCAGGAGTCCGATCTTAGAGAGATCGTCCGAAAGTACCGTTTGCGAGCGTGGCTGCCAGATGATTGGGTGATTCCGCATCATCTTCCAGTCCTGCCGGCCGTGGAGCGGTTGCCCGTAGCCACGATACAAGAAGAACCGTCAGAGCCAGTTGGGCTTGAGGTTTCCGTCCCAGGGAAGGTGCTACGTATCCGTGAGGAGAATAGTACCTTGTACTGGGGTTGTCGATCTTTCCGGGTCTTTGACCATGGAGGGGTTTCCATAGGACCGCCTCAAGTCTATCACCCCATTACGGTGTTACTCAAGTCTGCATAGACCTGTCAGCCGTTTGAGCTGATATAAAAAACCCGCCGATTATCGGTCTGGGTGACAAGGCCCAGGGTGTTAACACCAGTGGCTGAGTTTCGCCTACCGCCAGGAGGGTTGGGCTATGTCTCGACCAGGATAGTTTGGTGGTCGTGAGAGTACCAAACGAAAGGACGAAGAGCTAGTGGGAGGCTCTGGCGGGGGAATGACATCCTCCTTCCAGGGAATCAGCGTTTTGACTGTGGCGTTGTAGTCGTTAGCAGTCCGATGGGGGTCGTAAACCTCCCATCTCGGAGATGGTCTTCGAAGAGATGACCAATTGCCTAGTTACCAAGAACTATGATGGCATGCGGTAGCCCGTCCGTGGGCATGATGTCGACAGCCTGGTGTCGACTTCGATACGCGG